GGTTCAACAAACTCTTCAGCTTTAAAGTACATAAAGTTCTTTTCTATAGCTGGTGAATCCACTAGCGCTATGGCATCTACTCCCGAGCCTTCTAACTCGTCTATGATTTCTAAATCAATTATTCTCTTTTCCATGTTATTAAATATGTTTTTTACAATCTTGCTATTTGTTCAAGACGTCTGTTAGCTTCTTGTTCGTTAGTCATATCTGAAGCAACCACGTAGGTTTTAATGATAGGTGCTGGAGCAGGAATAGTTTGTTCCCCAACTACACTTAGATTATTAGGTGCTCCTGAACCTTGTCCCATTCCGTTTATCTTATCTAACAACGGCATGAAAGCTTCAGTAGCAGAACGGTTAACCACATATTCTCCGCCTTCTAGTTGACCAAATGAAGTTGGTATCCCACCTTCAGAGTGTTTACGTCCAGTAAGCAAACCTCCTTCAGCAAACTTAGATCCTGAAGATCCTGCTGCTGCTGCTCCACCGCCTGCAGCATCTTGTTTAATAGGGGGTAAAGGTTTTTTACCAGAGTAGTTAGTTTTACTGATTGTTGCTAATTGAATCACTGTACTTGCTGCAACAGCTGCTGCTGCTATACCTCCTAAAATTGGACCAACAATTGGAATAGGAGCAAGTGAACTAAATGCTCCTATAGCACCTTGAATACCTGCTATAGTTGCTTGCGCATATTGAACTTTCTTACCATTATCAAATCCGGTTTTAGCATCCTCATATTCTTGTAAAGCTCTTTCATATGCTCTAGTAGATGAAGCTTCATCATAATCAGCTTTAATTGCATCCTTTTGAGCAGACGTTAAAGCAGAATTTTCCATGTCTGCTTTGTAAGACATGTAAGCATCAGATTCTTGTTGATTATATTTTTCCCTAGTGTCTTGTGCTTGTAAAGCATTTTGACTACTAACAAATTCACTAAATGCAGAAACTAAAGCTGTAGCAGCTTGAAGATACGCGTCAATCTTTTCTAATGAAAGTAAATTTCTGTCCTCTTCTAATTTTATTATGTCATCACCGATAGACTTTTTATTTTCAGCTATTTTTTTATCGATATCCTGTATCTTCTGAGCTTTGTTTTGATTTTCTGCTTCAGTTAAATAGGTTACTTTTTCTAATGTTTCTTTTTCAGCTTTTAATTCATCTGCTCTTAATTTTTCTAAGTCTTTATAGTATTTAATTTTAGCTGCAATACCATCATCATCAAATAACTTTTCTTCGCTACTTAATGCTTTTCTTGCTGTTACTGTTTTTTCGTATTCAACCCTTAATGTTTCTTCTGCAATTGCAGATTTTTGATTTTCAAAAGCTATAAGTTTATCAAGTTCACTTTTATTTTTAGCATCAGTTTGTGCATTTTGTTTTTCTATTAAAGCTTTTTGTGCTTCTGCTCTTTTAGCATTTATTTTTTCAGTTAACTCTGTAATATAATCTGCATTTGTACTAGCAGCTATTACACCCGTAGAAATGAAAGCTTTTTGAGCACTTTCAGTATCTACATAAAATCCAGTAATACTTGCAGTTAAAGTTTTATAAGTTTCTTCAGTAGTTTTTATTAAATCGTCATATGATTTATCTATGGCATCTTTTTCATTTAATCTACCAGCTGCCATTTCATCCATTAAGGATCTTTCTATTAACTTTACCTGTTCTTTTCGTTGTTTATCATATTTTTTATCAATGTCAAGTAATTTATCATTGCCCTCTGCTGCTAAAACTTCTAAACGCTTTATATAATCTTCTTTATTTTTAATAGTTTTAAATGCTGCCTTGTTTTTGGCCATTATATCGCCATTTAAAGCTTCTTGTTCTCTTAATTTTTCATCAGCAATATTTTTAATACGAAGATCAGATGCAATATTAGCAGTTTCCTCCTGTGCATCTAATCTATTTTGCTGGTAAACTTTATAGTCTGCTATAGCTTTTTTCTGATTATCCTCATTTTGTTTTTTCTCTTTGTCAGCTGCTGCTTGTGCCTCCTTTAAATCAGCACCACGATTTTCCTGAGCCTTAACATAGTAATTAGAATCTAAATCTTTTCTAGTTTTAGTAGCATCACGATAATCATCATTAGCTTTTTTTATTGCTACTTTTCTATTATCTTCATCTTCTAATAAATAAGCTGCTCTAAGTTCTTTTAATTTCTTAGCCTCAGCATTCTGTGCATTAACTAAGTCTTCTTTTCTTTGTTGCAATTCTTTATCTCTGATTGTCTTTTCAGTAGCACCTGTAGCTTTTAGATCTGCTATTTGTTTTTGGTGTTCCCTAACTAATGTAGCAGTTTGATCCTCAATAGCATTATTACTAGCTTCTATTGCAGCATTGAATTTATCAATCTCAGCTGTTGCTTCCTTTTCACCACTAACAAATTCTATTAAAGCACCGATAAGTAAACCTAAGCCTACTACGATAGCCCCGATACCTGTAGAGATTAAGGCTACTGAGAAAGCCTTAGCCCCAATAGCTGCTGTTCCCTCTGCTGCACCTAGTTTAATAAAAGATCCAGCTAGGAATTCGTTAGTCTTAGTAAAGATCTTAGTTAACCCTGTAACATTAGCTATACCTTTACCTGCTTCTTTAAGATCTCCACCTAAATCCATAAAGGATTTCGTGATGTCAGTAAGTTTTAGTTTACCAAAGCTTTTTAGAATGTCTATTGTTCCAGATGCTTTAGCTCCTATATCTCCAATAGGTCCAGGTACAGTTCCTAAGATATCCACAAAGTTACCTGCAGATGTCTTAGCACCCTTTAGCGAATCCTCAACATCATCAATTTTAGTTTGGATCTTTCTAAAATCATCTGAACCAGCTGCAGCACTTTTTAATGCTAACTTAAGTTCCCGAAGGTTCTTCAGCGTGGGTTCAATATCGGAATTAATATTTATATTAATATTCTTTTCTACGGTATCTGCCATGTTGTGTTGTTTATTTTAAATATGTTTTGTTAGTAAAGGAAGGTGAAATAAACTTCAATTGCATAATTTTCTACTGGTAATCTTGATTGGAATAAATAAACCTGACCTGGTTCCAAAGCCATTTTCTGATAATCTATAACAATTCCTTCCTGATAGTATTGGTACACAACCACTGTTGGCACATCAACTAGTAACTTAACTGCTGTAAAGTTAGATGTGTTATAATCAATCACGTGTGTTTGATCCCAATTAGTTCCAGTATAAATTGCTTGATCTATATAAAGGAATGTAGCAGGATCTGGAAGAGTGTAGTATCCAAAGGTTGCTGTTAGATCTGCACCTGTGTAACTTATTGCTCTAAAGGTTATAGGATTAGTTCTATCTATAGGTGTTAGATCTGCACAGTCTAATGTTGATCCAGAAGCTGTTGCTCCCTCATAGTACTTAACAAATTCTCCGTCCGATACAAATCCAGTTACCCCTACCTGTCCTAAATCTCCAATACCTACTACTGAGTTAACGTCATAATAAAATGTAGAAGAATCAACGAATAGCGGATCGCTAATGTAGAAAGTTTCATATGATTGAGATCCAGTATTACTACAAGCTGATGCTGCTGTTCCGTAAGTAATTGGACCTGGACCTGTTCCTCCAGTACCTCCCTCTGTAGTAGCAGATCTAGCTAACACCTTACTGTTAGGATTATACCCACAGTTGCAAAAATCACAAATTCCAAAAGAGGTAATAGTTATACCATTAGCTCCTACCCTACATTGTGTACTAGCATTCTTATAATAATTATTTGGGATAAGTGTGGTAGTTCCAACATTATCTCCGTATAGCACAGTACATAAAGCTAAGTTAGCATTATCACCATAAATTGTTTGGGTGTAAGAAGTACAGCAACAAGCAGTACAGAAATCGTCTGAGGGACAAACTGAAATAGCGAATAACGGTGGAACACAGACACATCCAGCTCCAGTTCCGAATGCTGTAATAACCCCAAATTCATTAACCTGCATAGTGAAGTTTCCGTCCCAGTACCAACCAGCAGGAGCTGGAATAGAACCTGAAGGATTACCGTAGATAAATTGGGCATTATATAATATTTTATTATTAGCATAAACACTAAAACTAGTTATACCTCTACAGCAATAAGCATCACATTGTGTAAGACCAAAACAAATACCTTTAAACTCTGTTAATATAGTTCCAGTAATTGAGGTGGGTCCTGTGACTCCAATAGAAATTCCTATATCTCCTAACTTTACTAACTGAACTTTCACATTCTGTTTAGTTCCTAATACATAATCAGTTATTTTTGTTACCGACCACCAACTATCTTTAACCATTATAATGTCATTAAACTCCAGATTATAAATGTCAGTAGAATCTAAAGCAAATGTAGCTTCCATTATTCTTGAATAAGGGTTGTATGTTGAATCAAACCAAGCTTCCCAATACTTAACATAGGTTGTGTTAGTTGTTCTACCAGCAAATCCAGTGGCACCTGATCCACCAGCTGGTGGATAAATGTTATTAAGTGGATCCCAAAACTGAGGATTGTTAGTCCAGTTAAGATCGTATGATGCCTGATCGAAAGGGTAAATGTTAAACTGAGATATTAAAGGATACGTTGCTTGTTGTATAGCTGATGGACCAGTTCCGCCTGGAGTATCCTTCATGTAGTACTGTAACCCTGGAGGAACTGATTGTTCTCCGTTATAGAAAACTAATCTAGGTTTAACCTGCATAGGTTGTCTTTGAGTCTCTGTGTCTTTAGCAAAGTGGGGAATTAAGAATCCTCCAGTACCAGCAATAGGTGCTAAAGGAACTGGAGCAAACATAGAAGTGATTACTCTATCTCCTGTGATAAGTTCGATATTAGAATCTTGATTAAGCTGACCAAATACTTGTTTATTCTGTTGCTGATAACTAAAATTAAATACATCAGCCTCTTCAGAATCTTTAAATATAACTCTACGTGGTTGTGTATAGAAAAGTGGTTTAATCGTAACGTCTAGTTCTTCATTAAGTTTATCTGACCAATCTAATTGTTGACCTTGTTTAACCCAATCAACCCAAGGTTCTATTTTAAAGTTTTTTTCATTCTCTTTATCAGGTTGCCACATCAACTTAAATCTATCATTGACACCTTTTATGAAATCAATTTGTTTATATTGTGTTGGCATTAAACCCTGAGGCATAATTACTGCAGGTCCAGTAAATTTTATAGATCCAACTTGAAATATTAAATAATTAAATTGATAACTAGGAACATATATGTAGAATTCTATAACATCCCCTTGTGTGTAATTACCACTAAAGTCAAAATCATATTCAGGATCGACAGGTGGAGTAGCATAAGGCTGTGGGAAAACTGATGATGCATTTTCAGTGTATGTACTAAAACCTGGTGTGAGAAGAGAACCAGATCTACTAACTGCTTGTACACCATTTTTATACATTGCATAACTAAAATTAGTATAACCAATGAAATTATTAGGGGTAAAAGTCATTTTTAATCTTGACGTAATAGTATAATAACCAGTGAAAGGAATTGTGTAAGTACTATTTACTGGATTAAAAGAATTAGTATTATCTTCGTATTCATTATTAGCAACTACTTTAGTAAAGTTATCAAAAGCTAATGTGGTTGGTCCTGAATAGGGAATTCCAATAATAGCATATGGGGTATAAACTAATTCTGCATTAGATGTTGCAACATCAGTTGAAACCATATACAGATTTTTAAAGAACATGCTATCTAAGAATTGGGATTCATAAGTGTATCCAGCATCATCAAAAATAGCATCCCATATCCTCTTAGCCCTAACTATAGGTTTAAATTGGGTTAACAATAATGGGTATAATGAATTAGTAAACCCTTTCATCGAACCTCCTGTGGTTCCTGTGTACACAGATAACGTTGCTTGCTCTGGTTGGTTATCATCTCCATAGGTATAACCCCATTCGCAGAGAGGGTAAACCACATCACCATTTAGCAAACCTCCGGTTGAACCTGGTCCAGCATTCCAAGATAACTTAACATTTTCGTAGGTAAAGTTGTGACCAAGAGCATTTAGATTTATCTCACTCATGTTCTTTGGAGCAACCACAGAAGCAAACGTGGAAGTCTCGCCCATGAATACAATCTCGTATTCCACTTTAGATCTTTCCCCGTTGGTATAGATAGCGGTTAGCCTAATGTTACCGCCAACGAAGTAGGCGTTATTAATGTTTATGTAGGCATCAGCTTTCTTTGTTGCATCAAAATCAGTGCTGTTAACATTAAACACAGCTTTAAAGTACTGACCGTTACCACTATTAGCAGGGACACGAAATGTTCTAGTAAAATTAGAAGTTGTTGCTGTTGGTTCTTCTATTGACTGTATGGATTTATTGAACTTAATTGGTTCATCATCATATAGGTCTATTTCTCGATAGGATAAAAATGTACCAGGTGCTTGATCATTAGGATTGCCCGGGGCATCTATCATTGCTGCATGTAGCGATATAGCGTCCATTAATAGTTTTGTTTAGGTTGTGTCTTAGTAATCTTACAAACGAATGTGGCTTGAACCATTTTAACTTGTTTAACGTTCTTGTAAGTGTAATCTGCTTTCTCAACGATAACTGTGTAAGGGTTAACCTCATCACCTATGTAAGCCCATACCGAAGGTGACTCAGGAATTGCCCCTAAGAAATCTACGTACTCTTGGATTAACCAATCTGACTGAATAGTGAATGTTCTGGTAACCACTTTGTTGAATGACTTTGCACCTCCACGCATCCAGTTAGGAGAAGTGTTAGCACTGCTATCAGTGACAACAGGAGTTGTTGAGTTCCAGTTAAGTGGGTTCTGACTATATGTTTGTTCGGTGGAACTAGATGTTAGTTCGTAGAACATATTGAAGTTGTAGTAGTCTCTGCCACCTAGATCGTTAAGCCAACTTAGTCTAACTACCGGATAAAGTGTTTGGCAATTAGTATCTATTGTAAACGTTACTAACTCAGATGCTACTGTCTGTGGAGTTGTTGAAGCAGTTGCTGTGGTCTTAGTGTAAGCTTGTATTGTGTAATAAACGATATCAACTTGACTACCAACAGGAATTATACCTAAATCCTTAGGTCCACATGCGAACGTGAGCATAGCATAGTCATTATTCCATGTGGCTGAGGTGTAGTTTGCATTTGTGTTTGGTCCACCGCCAACTGAAACTAAGTTCTGATAAGTTGCAGTTTCTATTAGACCTCCCGTAGCTCCATAGGCATTATAAAGTATACACTGAACTGGTCTTCCGTAGGTTCCTGGGAGGAATCTATAGTTCCAGTTTATAAATGCAAGTGTGTGGTGATCCCCATATGCCACTGTGATGTCGTTGCTATCTCGTTTAAGAAACTTACCTCCGGGCAATGCTAAGTCACCAGCACCTGTCGCACCCATTAGATAGGGTTGATAGAATCCATAGGAACTGGCGTCGGCATCAGCCATTGAAGCAACTGCTTCTTCCCAAGGTAGTGCACCGGGAATAACTGATATTGGAAAAGCAGACTGTTCTAGACTTCCTATAAAATAAGCTGGTGATCCAGTACTACCCAACCCATTAAAGGTTGTAAGTGTGGATCCAGTTCCACCAATATACTCTTCGCCCACCTTTATAAACACTGAAGGTGCTATCTCTGCGGAACTTCTAAAGTTCTTATTCCAACCTTCCTCAACCGAATAGTTTGTTAACTCTATGAATGGTTGTACTATCGAACTCACATCCACTGTGCAAACTCCGACCTGATTAGGTCGTTGCTTAAGTGTGTAGGTTGGCGTAGTGGATCCAGTAGCAGCATTTATATAGATGTCAATGACATAAGAGAAGTCTATATTTTCATTCTCATCAGATAGAAAACTCCAGACAACGGGATTATATCCTGCAGAGTATACGTGAGGTTTAAAATTAATTGTGGTTATCATCTTCTAAATTTTGCTTTTTGTTTTTGCTCTTCAAGTTCTTGCTTTCTGATTTGGTCTGTCTTCCAAGAAAGCCAGTTAAAAGCTGCTCGAATATTGAGATTGGATGCTTCTTCGATTTTAAGTGGATCTTGTCCTGCGAGGACAATGAGAGTTGCGTACCAATTCCTGGCAGTACGCTGAGGATCTTTTCCATTTCTTTTATCTTCTTCGAGTCCCAATTCGCTTCCTTCATTTGTTTTATTAAAGAGCCCGACATAACTTTTAAGGATGTGCTTGCGGAAGTCAAAAAAAAACCTAGGTTAATCTTTGCTTGTGATAACGGAAATTGTCTAAACTCTTCTGCTCTTTGGGTAAACTCTTCCGGATTGTATTCGCCTAACTTATATGGTATGCCTGCTATCTTAACTAACGGTCTGTATAGTACTGCCATAGCCTCGTGTAGCCTACCCTCCATGTTAGCCGAAGAGGTTATGATATCTAAGTCACTGAACTCTCCGATGCTCATCTTGTCTAGGTTAATTAACCCGTACTCCTTACCGTTAACCCTGATAACCGGTTCTGACTTACCCTTAACCTCTTCCATAGAGGCTTTGATAAATGTCTGGGCTGTTACCCAGATCTCTAACCAGTCCTCGTAGTAGATTCCTCTTAGAGAGTTAACCGGACATCCTGAGATCTTAGAGATAACTTCGAATCCACTATCAATGTTATCAGTCACTGCCAGCAACTGGATGTCATAGAAATCCTGAATGGTTAGCTCTCTAAATGTGTACTCTTTTTTACCTATTTTAAAATGGCTCATATTGCTGCTATTTCTTTATCTAAAGCTTCTACGCTCTTTTTAATTATTTCGTCTTCTATTATGCGGTCTATCTGAACCTGATCTTCTATACCAATCGATGTCCAGTCCTGTGCCTGTATGCCACCTCTACCTTTTTTGTAACCTTTGAATTTACCTGGAGGATTACCTAAACCATATCTGCCATTGTAGTAAGGTCCTGTTCCGTAGTTGGTATAAACTCCATAGTCTGCGTACTCTATATTAATGTCTTGGTTCTGTACGTAGACCTTGATTGAATTCTTTAGCACTCCTGTTCTAACTGGAACCTGTAACTCTACTCTTGTGCGGATAATAGCTGCAGCCTTCCATAGTATTTCAGTGAGATCTAATTTGAATTCGTCCATTAGTTAAAAGCTGCTTCGCATAAGTTTAATGGTGACTTAACTATCACGTTGATCTCTGCTGCCCAACCAGATAGGTTGTTGTTAAAGCGTTCCACGAATGGTGTGGTAACCACAGGCATATCTAACACGATCTCTACAGTCTCCCAACTGGTTAGCATAATCCTAGATATAAGATCCTGTAGGATGTCATGGCAATCACTTAACCTGTTAACCTCTAACGGCTCTTGGTTCTTAGCAATGTCCATGACCATTAGCGTGAAGCTAAACGTGGTCTTACCTTTAGACTGGATAGTGCCACCACGATGTACTAAGAAGACCAACGGATACTTAGTTGGTGTCTGTAGATTGGTCTGTACATCTATGTCTGAGATCATACCTGTAGAGAATTGCTCTACGCCCATATGACTCATGGCTAACGTGTTGAAGTACTGTACGACTTCCTTATATGATCTAATTGGTCCTGAATTTGCTAACGGCATTATAGTTCTTTATTTTTATTATACTTGGCGAAGATCTTTTCGATAACTGTGAGTCCTAAGCCTCCGCCTGTTATCATAGCTAAAGCATCAAAGATAAATTCGGGCACTATATGTTTCTCATCGTGATAAATCGCTATCCAAGCCATAGCAATGATATTGATTAGCACTATCAAGGCTACAAACCTTTTAGAGCTAACTTGATCATCTTGACTTAATAACGATTTAAAGAATTTGTTCATCTGTAGTTAAATATGTAATGCGCAATAGTTGCAGAAGCGTTTAAGAATAAATGTTCTGCTGTCCATTATCCCCGGCTGCCTTACCTGTAGCCGCGTTGTACACTGAGTAACTTCCTTTAGTCCTACCCCGGGTTAACGCCCGGTTAGCAAAGGCTAAGCTTAGGACAATATCATCTGAGGCTCCTGAAGGTGCGGAGTAACTAATTAACCCTGAGGGCAACATCTTGTAGGCGAAGATGCCAAGTTCCATATGCATCACGCTTAGCACGTCCTTCTTAGGGATACGTATAAGCTTGTCACTGAAGCTAAGCTTAAGGGATTCTATGATATCCTTCTTGGTTGCGTTAGTTGTTGTAAAGGCTTCTATTAGATTCGGACAGGCTTTAGCTAACTGCTCGGCCACCACAGATCCGATAGAGTTCTTCTCGACAACCGTGTAACACCTCCAGTGGTTTATTCTCTCTGTCACCTCACCAATGATCTCTTCCCAGGATGTCTTATTCTTACGGTAGAAGTCTACGAGATCCCCATCCTCATTAAACACTGTGAGCACTGTGTAATCGTTTGCGACCGCTAGGTCTAACCCAGCGTAGTACTTCTTG